TCCCCATGATCCGCCGTACATTCCCCGAGCTCATCACAAATGAGATCGTTGGTGTACAGCCCATGACAGGCCCTGTTGGATTGGCTTTCGCAATGCGCTATAAATACGAGAGCGACGCTCTTGGCTATAGCTCACAAGCTGGCGACGGTTCAAACAGTGCTGGTGCATTTAGTGGTAACACAGCAATCTCTGACGGTAAAGAAATCGGTTATAACTACCTGAACACAGCCTTCACTGGTACATCCAGTGCTAAGCTTTCAGGTCTCGGTGCTTCCGGCACAGCCTTCAACGGCTTGGTCGAAGACTCCGGTGTAGCCGCTCTTCTCTCTCAGTTTGAGCTGACCTCAAAGATCCCTCAAGTCACTGTTGCCTTTGAAAAGACCGCAGTTGAAGCTGGCACACGCCGCCTCGCTGCTAAGTGGTCTGTTGAACTCGAACAAGATCTGAAGAACATGAACGGTATCGACATCGACGCTGAATTGACAAATGCTATGTCATATGAAATTCAAGCTGAGATCGACCGTGAAATGATTGCTCGTATGATCCAAACATGCTTGAATGCTGGCGCTGGCGTCGGTTATTCAACATGGTCAGCTATCTCAGCTGACGGCCGTTGGTCAGGTGAGCGTGCCCGTGACTTCTACAACAGAATTGTTGTTGAAGCAAACCGCGTTGCTGTTCGCAACCGTCGTGGCGCTGCTAACTTCATCATCGCTACACCACGTATCTGCGCAATCCTCGAAACACTTCCTAACTTCACATGGCAGCCCGTCACAGGTAATGTTAACACAGCACCTGTCGGCATCGCTAAAGTGGGTTCAGTAGGTGGCCGTTTCCAGATCTATCGTGACACACGCACAGAAGCACAATCAACACAGTCGTACGCCAATGCTGGTTACAGCACAGGCCGCGCCACAACTGTTGACTATGCTCTGTTAGGTTACAAAGGCCCAGAATATTATGATACAGGTATCGTGTACTGTCCGTACATCCCTGTAATGGTACAAAGAACAATTGGCCCAAATGACTTCTCACCTCGTGTTGGTCTCTTGACCCGCTACGGAGTGGTGGATCATATCTTTGGCGCTTCGCTCTACTACCACATGGTAATCTGCACAGGTCTTGGTCAATCGTTCGTACCAGGTCAAGCAGCTACATACCTCTAATACAAGAGGTTACAGCCCTCAACAAATTCAAAGAACTCCCGGTGAAAGCCGGGAGTTTCTTTTTAATTTATAGTAACCAAAAAACTTAAAAATAGGTTGCAAAATTATAGTAGTAATACATAATTATGTATAGATAGTCTATAGATTTATGTTTTTAAAGGTTTATTAATAGGTATGAGTAAAGTAGGACACAAGTACACCAAAGAATTTAAAAATAATATTGTAAATTATTACAATAACTGTAAAGATCTTAAAGCAACTGTTAAAAAGGTTAGAGAGCTGTACCCTAAAATAGGTTTTCATATTGTTAGGTCGTGGGTTGACCCTGTTTATAGAAAAAAAATAACCACAAGATCTAATGAGGCAAATAAGAAGTGGCAAGAAAAAAACCCTGAAAAATATAAAGAGCTATATTATAGTGTTAATACTCGGTATAGAACATTGATGAATACTGATCCTGAGTTTAAAAAAGAGAGATATCAAAAGACCAAAGAGTGGAGACTTAACAATATTGAGCACGTTCGGGAGTATGATCGGAAAAGAAGGGCACTCAACAGAGAGCAAATTAAAAATAAAATCAAACACCGTAAAGAGACGGATACGGCCTTTAAAATACTTGAAAATACCCGAGTGTATGTTTACCAACAGCTTAAAAAAGCCTACAACGGTTTAGCAAATAAAAAGACTATTAAAACACAGGCATTGCTTGGGTGTAGCCGGGACGAGCTAGCAGAACATCTCCGTAAACAGTATAAGCCAGGAATGACAGATCAAAATTATGGAAAAGAGTGGCACGTTGATCATATTATTCCTTGCTCTTCTTTTGACTTAACTAAAGAGGAAGAGCTCAAAAAATGCTTTCATTACACCAATCTTCAACCACTTTGGAAAGAAGAAAACCTCAAGAAGTCTAATAAAATTACATCATAATGGCATATACACAAGAATTTAAAACATCTGTACTAAAGTACTACAAACAAAACGGTATTACAAAAACAGCTAAACATTTTAAAATATACCCGGATACCATTCGCTATTGGTCAGACCCTGATCATCGACAGAAGACACTAGAAAAAGAAAATAAAAAATATTCTCTTATAAAACAAAATCTGCCTCGAAAGCCTTATGATCCTCAAAAGAGAGAATATTTTAAACAATACCAACGCACTCTCAAACAAATTAAAATTGAACCACGCATATTTTATACCGATAAGCAGAGACAAATTGAACTAGATACATTGCTAAAAGCACCTGGCAGCTACGATACACTACCAGTTTATAATCGAAACATACTCACCTTTCAGCAGCATTTTTACGAAAAAGAAAGAGAACTCTATACTAATAAAAAAATAGCTAAAAAGCTGCTATTAAACCGTGAAAAATATTTACAAAAAAATATACACAAGATAACACAAGGTGAAATACTTCGTGGGTTCAAAATATCAGGGTTACACTACGGATATTCGCACTTTTCTCCTCTATGGTTTAAAAAATTTATAAATGATTTTAGTGTTAAAACAATTTACGATCCGTGCGGAGGTTGGGGACACCGCTTACTAGGCATATTAGGAACTAGTATTGATAAATATTACTACAACGATTTCGATCTAAGAACTGTTAAAGGTGTAGAACAGATTGCAAAGTTTGCTAATCTTGAGAGCAAAACTGTATTAACAAATAATCGAGCAGAAGAATACGTACCGTCTCATAGTGTCGATGCAGTATTTACTTGCCCACCGTACTACAATAAAGAAACGTACAACAATAAAAACTTCAAAGATATAAATGACTTTACAAATTGGTGGAACAAAGTTGTTAAAAACTGTTTACAAACTAATTGTAAATATTTTGGTGTTGTTATTGATAGCGAGCATAAAGAAATAATTAAAAAACCGCTTCAAAAGTTTGATCTTTTGCTTGAACAAAAGTTAGCAAAAAATAAATCCCACTTATCAAAACATAGCAACTCTTGCGAAATATTATTAGTTTTTAGAATAACTTAAAAAGGATCAAGAGTAATTGCTTCCCAGATCTTGTATTCTTCGTTATAAGCTACCATACTACGGTTCATTAGATGCCGACAAAGTCTAGCTAATGTTTCTTGTCTTATAACTCTACCGTCCTTAAGATCTATTCTTACAATTGGTACATCAGGGAAGTCAGGGGTAAAAACTTGTTTTCCGTCATAGAGCAACATCTCCAAGTCACCATCAATGTTTAAATAGACAGCAAACTTTTCTTCCGACGTAGGAGGCATCGGGAGAGGTATATACATTGATGTGCGTTTAGGCATTAAAATACTTAAGTTGTATACCAAAAGGGCTTAGTTCTTTTAGTCCAGGAAGCAAAAGGTTTATCTTTAATAATGTACTGCCGGTATTGTTCAATAACTGAAAGTTTATCAAAGTCATTAATTTTCCGGCATTCAGTATCTTGAGATATAGCAACAGTAAAAGGTGTCTGCTTGTTAGACGTATGAATAGTCTTATCTTTGTTTTGTTTACACCATTCAATAAACTCTCTAGTAAAATGAGGGTTAGATTCCGGCCAGCGATAATCTCTTTCGTCGAACATTTCTAAAGCATGTTCCACCAGCCACATAAAGTTAGCTCTCGACTCCATAGTCCAAAGAGTGCATTGGTGTTTAGCATATCCTTTACCTGCTTTACGAGCTTTACCGGCCTTAGTTCTCGGACATTTTGGATCTTGTAACTGTTCATTTGTAAAACAGTTCTGTAGCATAATAGCAGATTCAATTTGCATCTTAGATCTGACATGTTTATCACAGAGCTCTTGTGCTGCAATAACCGGGTCTTCGCTTGTTACGAATATATTCACGCCTTAAATATATCTGCTTTAATAGTTGAATCAAGTTGTTTCTTGGTACTGAGAGTATAAATAATTGATAATGTCTACGTGTAACTTTACGCAAGTAATACAGCAGCAAGAGTGTATTGGTGATTCTCTTACAAAGATTAATACAAACTTTTCTAATCTGGATGACAATCTTTGTAGTACTATATCAAATGTTGCAACTTTAAGTGCAAACTTAAATGCTTCTTTGAGCGCAGTACAACAGGTTACAGCTTTAGTGGTACCGATAGGAACCATAATTCAATATGCTGCAGCTACTGCACCTGCAGGCTGGCTTATTTGTAACGGTGTTGTAGTACCTAACGGTGTAGGAACCGTGCAGGGCCAAACTGCTAACTTTGCAAATCTTAGAGCAGTCCTTGGTACTACATATGGTGCTGCCGGAACATTACCCGACTTACGAGGTGTGTTTGTAAGAGGTCTAGACCAAGGAAAAGGTTTAGATTCCGGTCGTGGGCTCGGTTCTTATCAGGCAGATAGATACCCTAATCACTATCACGGCGTAGGCGAATTAGGTAGTACAGGAAATGATGGATGGTTTATTCGTCGAGCATGGTCGGGGGTAGGCACCTGGCTAACAAAAGCTATTGACGGTGCTGGTAGCATATCAGCCACTTATACAGTAAACCGAGCTAGCGGAGACACCGGTACAACAAACCAGATAAACGACGGTACCGAAACCCGTCCCAAAAACGTAGCCCTTGTTTACTGCATTAAATACTAATAATATATGGCAACAAAAATTACTTCAGTAACATGTACATCTCTAACAGCTATTGATGGTACAGACTGTATAGGTGATACAAGACCTATTATTAACAATAACATTACAAATTTAGGAACCAGCTTGTGCACTCTTTCTTCTACTGTTGCAAGAATTGATACCTCCTTCAACCCAAATAACGTCGGATCTCTTGGCACGTTAGGCACATTAGTAGGTTCTCTTAGTGTTTTTAATACCTCCGGAAGCTATATAGGTTACGTTCCAATTTATCAATAATTTTGATAAATACATATAGATGGGAACCGTATTAACACCTATACTTACAGCTACAGCTAATACTCCTCAGACCTACAACGTTGGCATAGCTGAAACCTATTCCTGGATACCGGTCGTTGGAGACGCTCTAGGCAGACCTCTTTATGCAAGGGCTTCCTACATTACTAACTTTTCAGATATGTCGATCTATTTGTCGGCTTCTGAGTTGTCAATTGGTGCTGTTACTATAAAGGATAATAACTCAGGACTCAACGCTGACGTAGTCAATATTCCTGATTATGGTGCCGGGCTTCAAGTCCTTACACAAGACCTTCAATCTGACATTGATGATATAACAATTGGTGACAAACAAGGACATTATGCTGATGTAGTGCCGGAACTATCAGCTCTAAGAGTTAATGTAACTAATTTAAACGATTCAGCTAATTTAGATGCCTTTGGTCGTCTAAGAGTATCTCAAACTGAAACACTATTAGACGCTAAACATCTTCACGATAAGCTTCCTTTAGTGTTTGATGAAATTGTAAACGGAACTGCCACTTCTACCTTTTCAGCTGGGGAGTCGATGGTAGTAATGAAGACTCAGTCTGCTAACGATTATGTTATCCGTCAAACCCGGATCCATTACAATTATCAGCCTGGCAAAGGCTTGCAAGGGCTCTTTACCGGCACCTTTACACCTGAAACTAATATTATAAAAAGAGTCGGTTTAATGCAATCTCTATCAGCTGCTCCTTACAATATTGAAGACGGAATTTATTTAGAGGTTGTAGGATCAGGTCCGCGATTTTGTATAGCAAAGAATGCAACAACTACTCTCGTAGTACCTCAATCTTCCTGGAATGTTGACAAGTTAGACGGTACTGGTCCTTCAGGTGTTACAATTGATTTTACAAAAGCCCAAATATTTACCATTGACTATGAATGGCTAGGTATCGGTAGAGTACGGTTTGGTTTTGTACAGTCAGGTAAGACATATTATGCTCATTATGTTAATCACGCCAACGAACTAGTATCTCCTTATTTAAAATCTCCCAACCAACCTGTTCATTATGAAATCAGACAGACTGGAGCTGGTTCTGGATCTATGAATCATATTTGCTCTACTGTTATGATTGAAGGCGGAGAAGAAGACGTGGGTAAGCCAATTTCTATTAGTGACAATGGTATTACACTAGTAACAACAGAAGATAGACCACTCCTCTTTGTGAGATACAATCCTGATAAACTAGATTCTGTAGCATATGTAAAATCAGCTGAGGTCTTAAACGCTGGTAACAACCCCGCTCTTTATAAAATATATTATAACCCTAATATAACCGGTACCCAGCCAACCTGGATAGATGTACCTAACACAGCTATTCAATATGCCAATGGTTCAGCAACAACTCAAATTTCCGCTGGTCAAGTACTCTTTAGTAGCTTTATGGCTGCTGGTATTGGCGGCTCAACTACTGCAGAGTCATTACCTATTCCTGGTATCTTAGCTCGTCTAGGTTCTAGTATTAATGGCACCCCTGACGTTATAGTTCTAACGGGAAGAGGGGTAGGAGCTGGCACCACCCTTTACGGTGTAATGAATCTCTTAGAGAGAGCATAAATAATAACGCTATGGCAAAGTACACTACAAAGCGCACTTACACAAAAAAACCTACCGGAACTAAAAAGGTAGTCAAAAAGATTAAGAAAGAGGTTGTTGACGTTGTAGAGGCAGTTCAAGAAGCTCCTCAAGCAATCAAGAACGACTCTGTATCTCTTTGGCAGAAGGTTAAGACTTGGTTCAAAGACATCGTAGGTTAATATGTTGTTTGACTAGATACTTCTAGTTAAATAATATACAATGGCAACCCAGGCCTATATACCACAAAATCAAACTGGTCTTGTAAGAGCTGCAGCATCGGTACAGAAACCTGATAGAACCGATGTAATTGACTCTGTTTTAAATTTCTTTGGTGCCTCTGGCCCTATTCAGTCTACTGTATCAGGTCTTGATCAGTCTGTTACAGCTTTTGGAAACACTATAAACGGTGTTAATTTATCTGGGCAAATCAATGAAGATGTCTATAGACGTCTAAAAGCTCAATACGCTAACCTCTACGTAGCAACAGCGGTTCAAAGCATAGGGGGTCCCCTTGAAGGTCTAACAACAGACATTATTCAGTCTACTAACGCTGCTTCACAGCAAATTGCTCAAGCCCTTAAACCGGTATCCTCCTTTGTAGGTTCTACTCTAGGTACCCTGACAGGTATTATGGCTGATCCTATTGGAGGCACTCTCAACCTGCCTAACACTATTGGTTCAATGATGGACCGGCTTAACCCGTCCCTGAAGTCTAAGTACACGGCCACTTACGCCAAATACAATATCGACAAATTAGCTGAAATGCCGGGGCAGCTCTTTGGAAGTGCCCAGCAACTTGCAAGATCTGTTGACACAATTATTGGTCTTCCTATTGGAATTATAAACGATATCTATAAAGGATACACCCAGCTCATTGGACAATTTAATGACTTTATAAACACTCTATTTGAAGTATTACAAACTTTCTTTAATAGTATCTTAGATAATCTCTTTCCTGGATTACCTCAGTTCCTAAATCAGTTAACCGACTTTGCCAATCAAATTGGTGGTGTTGCGCAAATATTTGGAGCACAAACCCAGGTACTCGGCTTCACTAATCAAATTATTCAAGGAGCCAATCAGTTAAACTCCTTTATACAAAACCCTCTTGATCTGGCTTTTGCCTTTGCTCCTGAGCAGCTCTCTCAAGGCTTATACGCTCTCCAGAATCCACAAGCTATCATCAATCAATTCTTACCTCCAGAACTATCTCAATACTTTGCACAAATCTCTTCTATAACCGGTTTCGGATTTAACGGCAATATGGGTTACGGGTTACAGTCAGTACTTCAGGGCTTCCAAAACGGGGTGCTGTCAGGTATACTTCAAGGCTTTGCAACTCAGTTCTCAATCCTAGCACCTATCTTCACTGGTCAATCTATTACTTCGCCATCATTTGGTAACCAAGCCGGGACCAGAACCACACAGGGTATAACTTACAATGTCGATAGAACTTCAGGTCAAGTTATAGCAGGAACACCACAACCAGTTTACGGGAGGGTAGCATAATATGAAAGAATATTACGGTAATCATTTAGGTATTTGTATTAATAATAACGATCCAGAGAATAGAGGTCGTGTTCAGGTGTTTATACCTCACATCATGCCTGCACTTTACGAAGGCTGGAATGAGTTAGGAGAAGATATAAAACTCGAATGTGTTGGAGATAATTTACCAAATGGCTTATCTAGTAAAGTTATAGAAAAATTAAGACTTATATTACCATGGGCTGAAGCTGCTATGCCGGTGATAGGTAACTCTGTAGCAGGTAGTTACAATCCAGAAACTGGTAACTTCAATCAAACGAATACACCGGAAGCTGTAGCTACAGTGGGTACTAGTGCAGACCCAAGTAAAACAATTGTAAGTGCTTCAGGGGTAGACGGCTCTGGTACAACAACGGTAACTTATGCAGATGGTACGACAACTACCTTAACAGGTCCAAGACCCATACGTAATAATAATCCCGGTAACTTGGAGTTTGGACCGTTTGCAAAATCTCAAGGAGCTGTAGGTAGTGATGGCCGTTATGCTGTATTTCCTACACCTGAAATAGGACAACAGGCTAAAATAAACCTTCTAAAAACTGGTACATATCAAAGTTTAACTTTAACAGCTGCATTTAACAGATATGCTCCACCATCTGAAAACCCGTCATATTTACAAGACCTGCGTAACTTTACTGGTTTTGATTTAAACCGCAGATTAAGTTCTTTATCAGATTCTGAGTTTAATACACTAATAGGGGCTGTTGCTAAAATAGAAGGCTTCGGAACTCCAATAGATATTCGCAATCCTGCTACAGCACCAGATCCCTCAGCAGCAGGAGCTGCAGCAGTACCATTTGCGAAACCTGAGCCATATTTAGTGCAAGATAAACCTAATCAAGATGCTATAACCCAGGTAAATGCTCCAACACCGGTAAGTGTAGGACCGGGGGTTGGTACTAATATTTGGAATAGAGTTAATAGTAAATACCCAAATACAACTAATAACTGTGGTGTTCGAGCAAGAGATTTTGATTACCTTGTAACAGGAGATAGCTACTTTAATCAGGGTCTTAGTGTTACTGGAGGCAACCCTGGAGGATG